TCTGCAATGCCGCTGCCAACGGCGCCGGCCAACTTGCCGCCGATGTTTTCAACTAAATTATAGCCGAATTGATCAATTTGCGAGGCGCCTTTTACCAGAGCGTCAGCAACACTGGTAGTGACGATGCCGGCAGCCTTTGGCAGCGCTATATACATCATTGACTCTCTTGAGTCTTTAAGTGCGGCGACGAGCGTCGTCTTTGTTGCCGCGGCCTGAACTGCAGCGTCGGTCTCTCTAGGCCGCATACCCCTCATGTCGCCTTCTGCCATCATCATTTCTCCAGCAGAAACCGCACCCGGCTTATAAGATGCCATTGCCCTGAACTGTGTTGCAGTCAAGCCATATGCTTTTCGCAACGCTATTGTATACGCACGACTGGCACGAGGGCCGGCTGATTGCACCCTGCCCATAACACTCTGAATTGATTTAGAAATATATTCCATTCTTTCTGGAAAATCCATTCCGGCGGCTTTAATTGCATCAAAGCTACCGCCCAGCGAAGACATCACTGCATTAATTTTACCAGCAGATGCCTGCGCACTATCCAAAGTCTCAAATTGTTGCAGCGGCGTCATTATTTCACTAACGCTTAGACCCATTCTACGTGCTCTTGTTTGGAACAAAAGTGTTTGTCTTGTCATTTGTTCTGTATCAAGAATGTCCATAAAGCTTTCAACGTGGCTGCTAAAATCTTGCCACACCCTCGCATAACTCTGACCGGTTGTTTGAGCAAACTTATTTAAAACCGTGCTTGTTTTTAAACTTGCTTCACGCGTTTTGCCCAACACTCCTTCAAATTTATTAAAAACGCCCAGAGTTGTGCCTGCCGACACGCCAAGCTTTTGATACATTACAACTTGTTTAGTAATGGCCATTGAATCTTTTGCAAAGGTGGGCCCTGATACCTTTGCATACCCTTCCAGTGCGGCTTCCATGCTCCTCGCCACGTCCTCGGTCGAAAATCCTAAATCAGCATTTCTCCTTTGAAGATTAGTTAAATCGGCAATCATGCCGCTGGTTTGACTGCGTGTGGTGGATGCCAGCTTTGTTAAGCTTGCGCCCATTTCATCAAATTTACTTACTGTTACCGCCATGGCGGGGAGTTTTTTTTCTAACACCGACCAGCCTTTCTCTAATAAAGAAAGTTTGGCGGCGCCGAGGCCCTTGCCGGCAAATTTGGATTCTGACTTTAGCTTTTTCCGCTTAAAGTCTCCTAAAATTCCTAATGCTAATTTTTTTTCATTCGCTGGAAATGTATCAGCGAGTTCCTTAGCCTTGTCTACGTTGCCAGCGTGAAGGAATTCTAGAAAAGCTTTAGCGTTTGCCGAAATAAATGCCATAAAATAATCCTCTCCCTACTGTATAAATAGTTTTATCGAGAATTATTTTTATTACGCTCTTCTAAATGTTTGGCTAATCTTTTAGCAAACCAATCTCTTAATTTTATAGGCAGGGAATATAATTCGTGGAAACCCCAATTGCCATGTTGTTTTAAAAGAAAGAAAGTCTCATATACGCCGTTCATATACTCAGTCGTCAGGCCAAAAAAAGTTGCCCGTAATAGGCAAACCCCCTTCATTAGTATGTTCACACCGTGAACATTCATATTTATACATGAAATCAACGCCCGGAATATATTTAGCATAAATTTTTCTCAATGCTCTAGAATCTGCAATTGGCATATTTGATATAAAGTTTCTAATAAAAATTAGATCATCATTGCCAGCAACAGATTTTATCATTTGACTATATCGCTCTGTTATTGTTTGTTCTGGTAAATTATGTTTTTCTTTTGATACGGCTCTATCAAACAATTCTTTTTCATCGACGCCCGTTAACATTTTTAATTCAATTTTCATTTTGCTCACTGGCAGATCTACAAAAATAGTGCCAGCCGGTGTGATATCAACATCAGAATAATCTACTTTTTTATTTTTGGCTTTAGTTAAATCCAACTCCAACTCATTCAAAGCAAAACAAAGCTCACAAGACATAGTAACAGTGTAGTCTGTCCCATAACCATTTATTCTTGCATTATATAATATTGCATCTCTGTCGCCCGACAACAACGAAGAAGATTTAATTGTTTTATCTACCAATATACTTTCAATTAATTTATCAAAAACAATGCCAGCTTTAGAATATGCTGTATTGACTAAAATATCTTCCTCTTTAGTCGTCATATAATAAACTTCAACTGTTTTCTTATTGTGAAGTGGATGATCGCTTGGATAAAATTTTCCTTCTGAGGGGAGTTTTACCAAGTCAATTGGTGGTGTGTACTGTTGTTGTGTTTTAGTTGGGAAAACAAAGTTTTCTGCGTTTCCATTACTCATTTATACCTCTTATTATTCACTGACCCCGGAATTATTAACATTAGTGCCAAGTTCAAGTTCTGCCCAATCATATGATACCGTAACTTTGATATTTGTTAAATCATCGCTGTTATAATTTAAATCACTAAACTTAACTCCCTTAATAAAAGCCCCATGTAAAAACCACTGTTCGTGGACTTCACCGTCTGGCTTAAGCATTTGAATGGCAACTTTTCCCAAGCTATTTACCAAGCCATATTTTGATAAATCTTTTATATTTACTGAACTTACCTGATCTGGATAATCATATGCACAGCCTCTAAGTTTTTGCATAAAAGTATTGGCAGTTGAGGCTGAATATAATTCTCTTACTGTAAAACTAATTTCTTGCCATTTAATGCTTTCCGGAAAATGAAAATGCCAGTTTAACAATCTGTGTTCTGAGGTGCTAATTGTGTATGACGGTCTCGCAACTTCACTTATAAGCGCAACGTCGATGTCTTCAAGGCGCAACAAAAATCTATAACTTTGTTGTGCGTCAACGACGACGCGATCCCAAGAGGGGGATGCACCAAGTGGCTCCACCTTACATGTGGGCGCCCCAATTTGATTGAGCATTTTTGCAGCAATTGACTGAACCATTTATTTAATTTAGGCGAACGACTCAAGGTGAGCAAAATCATATGCCAAACTAATAGATACCGTCATTAAATCTTCGCTATCATATGAAACGTCATCATATTTAATTGATTTAATCCACGCATTAACTAATCGCCACTCTTCAACCTTTTTACCATCCGAATCAATTGTTTGAATTGTTACATCGGTAAGGCTATCGGAAGCAAACTTTCTTTTTGAAATGCTTTTTCTCCAATTTTCATTTTGCCCAGTCCAGTTGCTTGGAACTTCATAACCGGCGCGCTCAATTACATTAAAAACTGTCGCGGCGATATCTGGATTAATAGGATCAACTAATTGAAGTTCAATGTCTCCCCAAGTAACTCTACCGGGGAACTTAAATTCATGTGATAGAAATTGATGTTTGGCGCCATCTGAAACTGTAATGCTTGGTCTTCCTGCGCTTTTGACAACCCATGCTGGAATGTCCCCTAAGCGCAAAATAAACTTAAATTTACGTTTGGGTTCAATATTCATTGATTGCCATTGTGGCAATGCGTCTGCTTCTTTTCCCGCCATTATATTAACTCCTTTCTACTATAATTAGTATTAATCCTCAAAAGCAGCGCCAGTATTAGTGATAATAAAATCAACTGCAATGAATTCAATTGCCCGTGCGGGCTTCAAGAATACTTTTGCATACATAATGTTTCTATCAACTAAATCTGGCGTAGTTGTTGTTTGATCTAAAACCAACTTATAATCATCGAGGCCAAACCTTGCTTTAACATCAGCTAAGAAAGGATTAGCGCGATTAATAAATCTATCCCAAGTAGCAGTTACGTTTGGCTCAAACAAAATGTCATTTGAAATTCTAGATATCCCCTTCTTCACAAAGAGAAGTAGCCTTCGAACATTAATTCTATCCAAAGCGGATCTTGTAACTTGAAGCGTCTTTTGTCCAAAAATTACAATACCTTCGTTCGGGAAAGTTGCAATTGGATTAATGTTCGCATCATACAAGTCATCTCTATTTTGTGCAGTCAGGCGCTGAGTTACGTTAACAACTGGCAGTCCAGCGACACCAGTTGAAAGTCCGCCGCGATTAAAGCCTGCCGGGGCAAACCACGGTGCCTTTATTTTGTCTGTGTACGACATTGCACCCAGAGCAGCAACTGAAGGTGGCACGTACACAAGGTTACCCAGAAGAGTATCTTTAATCTGTACCCACGGGTAATATGCACAAGCATAGCTTGAATTTATATAACGATTTCTAAGGTTGTCTACGGCTGTTTTTACAGTAGTGCGATATGTTTTGCCACTGCTGCTTTCGTGTGCCGGCTCAAAGTCGCCTTTAAGATCAACAATCGCCATGGCATCACCGCGTGCTTCACAAATATCCATAAGGTGTGTTGTTAAAGGCTCATGAGCCAAGCCCGGGGCTATAGCTAGATTGTATTCCACAACTTCTGGATCTTTGATAATATCAAGAGCCTCTTTGTATGTGTTGAACACATAACTGTTAACTTCTGTAGGCGTGGTTGAAGCATTGTGCAACAAGCCGCTGCGTGTTGGGTCTTTTTCTTTAATATTAAAGCCATCAACGCCGCCATAGAATACAGTAGTGAATTTAGCAATCCCTAGATCAATAACATCTTTATAGGAGCCGCTAGCAACAGTAACATACTCCGGGGACTTGTGTGAACCAGAAATGTAGTAATAGTTACCAGCCGATGAGCCGCTGACATCATCTAGTGAGAAGCGCCACATAAATCTAGTATAAGTGGTGTCTACGTCTGTTTGGCTACTCAAGCCGTCGCTTTTTGCTCTAACAAGGTCTCTTGTTGATTCATCAAACTTACCATTTGTCTTGGTTAGTCCAGTCCAAGCGCCCCAATAAGCATCTTTAACGCTTGACAGACTTTCTTGTCTGGCGTTTTCTCTCAGGCCCACTTTTGGGTAGCGGAAGATCACCCGGCTGCCAGTTGGGAATGCCTTGTAGTTGCCACTAATTGCATGCTTGACAGTCAAGGCGTTGGCAGCGACCGCGGTCGAGCCGGTGATGCCACCGCCGCCGGCGCTTACATCATAACCCTGTGCAAATGTCTCTGCACCAAGATCGTCCACAAAGTGCGTATATACACCAACATAACTTTGTGTAGACTTGCCGCCGCCGTCTGCGGGGGCTGCGTGGACCGGTCCGCCGTCGCCTGCAGCGCCGGTTGAAAAGAAAGAAGCACTTAGTGAATCAGTTGCATATGCGGTATAACCGACAGAACCGGAAGACCACCAAAAATCTTTATATTGCGGAGGCCCATTTACACCCCACGGCAAATATTCTTCATTAGTTGAGCCGGCGTCGACATCTTTATTCATCTCAATTCGAACATATTTTGAACGATTTGGGTGCGCACCCTTTTCGAATAGGCTACGCTGAGTTGCATCAAAGGTGACGTACATATCACCAACTTTGGCTGCAACATAATTTGTCGAATTTGGATTTAAATTGCAGTTGCTGAATTTTTCAACAATTTGCGGCGCCCTGTCAGTATCGCCAATTCTTCTAAGCTCAACGTCGAAAGTGCCATATTTATTGAAATTATCAGATGAATAATTAAGATTTGTAACCGAGATCTTTAAATTATTTTGCACCCACTCGCCCTGATCCAAACCGTGAAATCTAAATAATTCCTGCATATTTGTTGCATCAAAACTTGCCGTTGCTCCAAAATGCTGTGCAAAAAACCAACCTGTGGCTCCTTCAGATTTCCCAGTGTGTCTGCGACAATGTTCTTTGTCGGTTGCAACACGACTGCCCAATCCAAGAATAATGCCCCAGTATTTATTTGACTGATTGGCAAAGTTCTGCGCGTCGCGACCGCCGACAGAAGAAGAAAGAAGAAACCTTGTTCGCGAATTGGCAGTGTCCGTCACTGCCGTTTCAAAGGTTTCCCCAAGCCAATAAGACGAAGTTTTTGCTGCAACGCTTGATCCAAGAGTTGGGTTTGTATTAAATACGTTGCGAATATAATTTCTGTTACCTCTGTTAAAATTAAATTTAACTTTTGTTGAATTGGCATTGACATCGCCAACATCATTTTTACTACCTGTAATCACAAGAGTAAAATCACCATCAGCGTCTGATGCGATAAATCCAGCTTTTACTGCTTCGTTTTGTGAGGTGCCATGAGTGTCTGTGCCTGTCAGGCCAACCGAACCCTGATCAACATACCAAACAGCAGCTAAGACGCCAGAGCCAGTTAAGGTACTGTGGGTGGCCGCCACCGAGTGCGACAACTCAGATGGAAACACCCACATGCCGTAAGCGCCGCCGTTGCTTGATTCTGCTTTAGCTGCATCTAGAAATTTTGTTGTTGCCCAGCCAGCTTGGCCGCCGCTGGCGCCTGCACTAGCAGCAGTTCTATTTGTGTGTTCTTTGCCTAATAGCCTAACAACATTAATTGTTGGTGAATTTTTTAACCATGCTTGTGCAGCATATGATGCATATAGTGGAGTTAGATAATTGCCATTTCTCCAAACATCGGTGCCGTCGCCGCCAGGGTGCGGTTCACCAAAAACATCAACAAACTCTGCAAACGATTCAACGCGGATGGGCCGCATTGCAGGGCCCCTTCGAGTTCTACCAACAACAATTGGACCAATATCTTGTGGATCTGCGGGCAATACCGAATTGTCTATTTCATTTAAAAATACACCCGGTGAAACAAATTTAAATTTTCTTTCGCTCATGCTTATAACTCTCCTGAAGCCGTAATATGTATGCTACAGTAATTAGTTAATCAAAACTCAAAAAACTAACTTCTACAAAGATCTTAATTTTTCTGATGCCATTTCGTCTTCAATGTCACCCATCATAACTCGCTCGCGCTGAAATCTTATTTCTACCGGGTTTTCTCTTATAACAATGTGCGGAGTCTCTTGATTTTTGTCTGCGCCCAAAATATATCCAAGCACTTTTATTTTTACAGCTGTTTCGTATTTCTTCTCTTCTTCTGCTAATGAAGCTATATTATTTTCCATCGAATATGCATCTTCTATAAAAGCCTCATATTTGTGTCTATCTTGTTCTATCTTAAACTGATTTATGCCGCCCGCATAAACCATAAAAGGCTGCATCATTTCATTCATTTGTTGCTGATAATCTGCCCTCAAATTAATAGTATATTCTACATCATAATAAACTGGCATTGGAATTGTCATCGTCGTGTAAACAATTTTTTCATTTTTAATTTTCTTTCCAAATCCATCTCTATTTGGAAAATTAACTTGTCCATACACTCTTCTTCTATCTTTATTTGCAAAATTTCTAGTTTTATTTTGATTTATTTTTCTTGTTAAGAAGAAAGAGCCTTTTCTATAATCATCTTTTGGAAATATATTTCCGGGTATCGGTCTTTTGCTCACCGGAGTTTTAGTTACTCCACTTCTTTCAATTGTCATTAAAGGAAAGATCAAAGATTCAGAATCAACACTTCTCATTTCTTTTTTGTGTTTTATTTGAAATGCGCGCTCTGCAGTAATCCAAACAACCGGCACTTTTTTCCAACCATCATTTGTAGTTGCGTGCAAACCCAATATTTCATCCACCCACTTTAAAACAGCTTTATCAATTGTTTCAAAGTTTGAAGGCTTTAAATTTAAAACTTTTTCACTTGGCATTAAACTTGCCCTCTCTTGCTCTTGTGCATTTCGCAACAATTTCAAATCTCGACGTCGGCTCACCATAGAGTAATTTTGGTTCATCCAGTTGAGTTATCTCATAAAAAATACTTCCAAACAAAACAAAGTCACCCTCCCTGACAAATAAATCTTGATCCTCTGTTAATCTTCTTTTGTGGAAATGCACAGTTATAGTCGACTTTCTATCTACGCCAAATTTTCCAGTTTCAGTTATAATCCCTTCCCACTCAACCAAGGCATAAACTCTAATGGGGGGCAAAAATGATTTTTCTATTGCCTCGCCATAAGTTTCATGAAAGTTCGAATGCTCAACGCTTATTGGATAATACAAAACAGTTTGTCCAACAATGCGCTCAACAACCTCATCGTTGATTTGCTTAACTAGTCTTTTTTCTTTATCACCAATAAATAAAGGCGGTGGTGGCGCATCTGGTTGTTTCCATTCATTGTCTGCCATTCATTTACCCCACAAATATTGGAAGCGGCACCATGCCTTGAGTTTTCGTAGTGCTTTCTAAGATTGCCGCATCTTTTTCTGCCAGCTTAGCATATGTCAACTCATCCAAAATTGTTTTAAGCTCTTCTCTCAGCTTATCTTGCTCGTCTTTCCCCTGGCCTAATAAATCGCTGGAATTAAGTGTTATAGTGTCGCCGGGAATTGGAATAACTCCACCGAGCTTCCCTCGTATTTGGCCCAACATTTCTTTACAAAGTGCCAAGGCGAACCGACGTATCCACTGTTTGCCTATGGAATTGATTGTTATATATTTTATATTAGCATAAGGCAGCGTATTGATATTATTAACGCCGTCAATGCCCCTTTTTCTAGTGCCATCTGCCTCTTCCCAAGGATCGTTTTCATTTTCAACTATAAACTTAAACCAAAATTTACTAGGCCCAAAATCAGTTGGCCTGGGGTATATACGAAGTTTATTGTTGAGTATTTCATATGAAAAATGTGAAACTCTCGTATTAATACTATCTTCATACTGAATGGCTTGTAATTTATTTTGCCACGCAGGAATAATTTCAAAAGTTGAGTCATCTGAATATTGACCGTAGGAGTGTAAATTGCCTATAACATTTAAGCCACCATAATAAGCAAAAAATCTCCATTGCGCTCTATTAGTTTTATAATACATTTGTTTAATAGTAATTTTATTTTGTCCAACTTTTCCATAAAACGGAAAATATGAATTATTAGAATCAATTGAAGCTGAATATACTATATCTTGTAGATCATAATCTTGTACACTAGAGGTGGAACTAAAAGACGCCGAATAAACGTTTGCGGCGCCGCCAGCGGTGAAAGATGAGCGATCGGCAACACCGTCGCCGACGCGTTGTGCATAATGGAATGTAAATCTAGGATATTTAGATTCTATATTCTTTCCTGCCAAATCATCACCGACCTTTATTTCTCCATCCTGATCAAACGAAGCAGTTGTAGTGCCAAGTAAGTCGCCTAACGAATTTTTAGCTTGATGAATATTAACAATATAAGAATATTCCAATACTGCTTCTTCATAAGCAGCATATACGTTCCCTTCTGTTAATTCTACATTTAAAACATCGCCGCCAAGTTTCTTATAAACATATGCAACTTGATCTTTTGCAGCTTGCAAAAAAGTCTCTTCTGTTGAGTACATGCCATAAGGAAGAGTGCTGGAAATATTGTCAATATTTCCCGTTACCGGTAAAACAATTGCATTTATAGTACTAGCCGGTGTTAGAGTTGGTTTCGCCATTCACTAATTCTCCTATTGGTAATTAGTTGAGCGGCAACAAAAAAGATTGCTTAAGTGGTTTTGCGCTTTGTTGTTTTTCTTTTTGTAACTCTTTGTCTTTTTTTAACAGCCGGTTTTGCCTTTGGCTTTGCCTTTGGCTTTGGCTTTGCCTTTGGCTCAACAACTTCTTCGGGTTTTACCCTTTCTAAAGTTGGAGTCTCATTAATTATTGCAGCAACTTCTTCTTTTTCTTCTATAATTTCGGGCTGTGGCTCTTCTATCTTAGCTTCTTGAAGAAAAACGCTAAATTTAGCTTTAAATTTATTACCAAATTTTTGAAGATATTTTTTAACTCTTCGCTTCTTTCCCATAACGAACTCCTTGTGAAATATTATTTTAACATATGTTGATCAACTATTAAACACAAAAGAAAACCCCCCAACCGCGAGGTTGGGGGGTTTAATAAGATAGTTAAAGATTAACTATTACTTATTAGGTAAAGATGGCTGCACCAGTACCATTTGGATCCGCAGTGCCCATAACGCCCTCAACGAGCCAAACAAGCTTAGCGCCGCCGCCGGCTTCGGTGTTACCAGCTAAAATCGCTGTCAGCCGTACATAAGAACCGAGCGCTCCAGCCCCGTTCTGTAAGTTGTCATCAAATGTGATTTGAGTATTAGTAGCGGCAGCGGGCACAAATGGTTTTGAGCCGGCTTCCACACCTGTTGGCAAATTAGCCACGCCACCAACCCAATAATCATTGTTAAATGCAGTGTTGATTGTGCGATCGTTGTCGCTGGCCACTGTTTCGATGATCGTGTAAGTAATACCGATATCGGCAGTCTTAACTGCTGGCATCGTTATCGTGGTTGCCGCATCTTCATCAAGCAAAATAATTTTGCCAGAGTCAGCCACTGTTAAAGTATATGCATCGGCGGTAAAGTCACTAGCACGCAGAATTCTTCTCTGATTCATATCGATTACCGGTCTTTTCAAATTTTCTATTAATGCCTCTATTCTCGCGAGGCCCACTCTTTTTGTACCCATAGTTAAAAACCCTCCATTTATAATCATGTCCCCGCATTGGTCTATTTCAGCAATACTGGGGGGTAGCTCAAAGTCTACCCGATAACTAAGTTGTGAATGAGATGTCTCATTCACTTATAAATAGTTCACCACAAAAGAAAACCCCCGCTCCGAAGAGCGGGGGCCGGAATATAATTCCTATTTAGCTGATTTAGCTAGTCGCACCAGACTCGCCAACCAGACCACGTACAACAACTAAGCCGTACATATCAGGACGAACCATCTTCTTCGCGTAGCGCGTCATGACACCCTTACGGGGCACGAAGTCTTCCGGTCCAAAGATAGTAGGCGTAACCTGCAATGGCACATATGGCGCATATACATAGCCGCTCTCTAAGAAGCTATTGCCCTTACGTCCCACTAAACACAAGTTTCTTGGGAAATAAGGATCAACGTAAACGTCCCACTTCTTATTGACGCTACCGGCCTTAACAGCCCCAGCAGTGCCTGATTCGCCGTCAACAGCGACTGAAGCTCTGAAGCCAGCAGTCATTTCCATGATGCTAGCAACTTCAGGTGAAGTAACGACAAAGTTCGCACCGCCTCGCAGCGTCTTACGGTGGATACGAGCAGAGACATCATTGATGGTCTCTAACAACGTCTCATACCACTCACTAACCGTACCAGTGAAGTCGGGAGCAGCCGAGGTTGCACCAACTTCGGTACCTGATTCGCGGTTAACGAACAGGCCCGGTGATCGCGACCAGTAAAGCTTACTAGTAGCACCCTTGACGAGATCGTTAAGAATTTCACGATCGATTTCAAGAGCAATTTGCTCTGAAAGAATCGAGGTTAACTCAACTTCAGCATCAAGATTGTGATAAGCATTAAGGTCTTGACCCAATTCCGGAGTCCACTTAGCTTTGAGTTTCTTGGTAACTGCGGTAACGCTTACGGAATCAACCTTGATGTCGATTTCCGGAATAATACCAGCAGTAGCACCAACAGCATTTGTTGCTTGCTCCAAGCCCCAAAGATCAGCGCCAACAACACCGCCTAAAGCGCGGCTGCCGACGTTATCAAAGTTGTCTTCAGTGGCGAACTCAACACTATCAAAGTCGATGAACGACGCAGATAGCTGGGTAAAGCTCTCAGAACCAGTTGCATACTGAACGATCCAAACGTGCGAGCCAGTGTGGTTCGCAGAAGGCTTAGCATACTTCGTACTGGAGTTAGTCAAACGACGAGCCATACGAGATAGCGCAACGGCGTCACCTTGCTTAATGAATGAACCGGTAATACTAATGTAATTATCCTTCTTCCACTGCAAGCCCTCTAGAGTACCAATGCCGTCAGCCCAATAGCCCACAGCAACCTTTGTACCGTCGAGATCCGGATCGTAATTAACCAAGTTATCACCAGCGGTGAAATCGGTAATGCCGCCGTTTTGGCCAGCGCCGTCAGAGTTGGGAACGAGGCCCCAAGTACCACCAACGGTACCGGTAGCGATCAAGTTAAGGCCAATACCAGTGGTTGAACCGGTAGTTGCAGCATAACCCTGATCTAGGCTGTAAAATGCAACTTCGCCATTCTCATCCTTCAGGTCGACGCCGCCAGTGACTTGCTGGCCAACTACGCCGCCGCCATACACAGAATCCTGCGCGACGGTGCCCAAACGACCAGTGGTCTTCTGGAAGTCCAAGAAGAAGATGAGGCCCGAGGGCAAACTCATCGGCTGGACGCTAACAAGATCGTTAGCCAGTAATCCGCCGAATACACGACGGACGATCGGAAACGCGACGGCCGCAAAGCCCTCAACATCGCCACCCGAGGCCATACTTGAAACTTCGCGGAGAAGTTCCTTGGCTTGGTTTTCTAGCAGAACCGCCATACTATTTTTCTTTCTATCATTCTCAATCCCTTCTAAAAGACCGGTCTTCTCCCAC